GTCCCGTCTTCGTTGAAGATCGTCGGGTTGTCCTCGTGCCGGGACTCGAACATCTTCAGGAAACCGGCCTTTACGCGCTGCAGCAGCCAGTGTTTCGGCGGTCCCGGATTGCAGTCCATCATGATCTGGTGGATCGGCGCGTTGTTCGCGCGGCCAGAACACCGTGTCGTGATGTGTTCGTATCCGTCCTGGGTCAGTTCTTCAGCCTGGCAGATGTAAATGAAATCGCGCTCGGAGGAGAGCACTTTACCCGGGCGATCCATGCCGCCGATCCAGACCCGCGATCCGTTCCAGTATTGATAGAACTTCGCGCTCTCGCCGCCGAACGTGTAGACCGCTTTCGAATCGAGTGCACTTCGGATCGCCTTCTCCCATGTCTGGAGAATCGACCCGGGCATGTCGGCCTGGACCTGTCGCAGGATGGCGGATTGTGAGCCGGGATACTTGATCGAGAGAGCGTGAAGCTTATGGGCGCAGACGAACGATTTACCGGTGTCTGCCGGGCCAGCGAGGAGGCATTCAGAGCCGCCATACTTCAGGAACTGGAGGTTCGCGCCTCTGAATTTGACCCCGGTTCCGTTCGCTGCATTACTGACTACCGCGAAGGCCATAATCGCCAGCCATGTCAGGATTGATCGACGCATATCTCATCCAGTGAAACGCCGTTCAGCATCAAGATCGGGATAGGTTTGCCTTTGGAATGATCGATGAGTTTATCGACCGGTGTTTTATTCAAGCCGAGCAGCCTGCACCTCATATCGATGCAGCTCCGGACGCCCTCGAGGAACCGTGGATCGCCATTCTGCTTCTGCGTCTTGGCGACCTTCACAAGCACCTTCGAATCGGGTTTCTCACTGCTCTGGATCTCCTGCTCTTTGTAGTCTTCGCAGGACTTCTGCCAGGCATCCCAATACTCGAGTTCGAGTCGGTTTATCCTGGCGAGCTCCCGGGCGCGGGCTTCGTCGAAATCCGCCTGGGCATCCTTCACCCACAACTGCGTCAGCCACTTGAGATCGCGAGACACAGTTGATCGACCGATATTGAGTTCGGTAGCAATATCAAGCTGCGACCGTCCAGCGAGATACATATTCGCGACTTGTCGTCGCTGGTATGCCCTCTGTTGGTCGGATCGATTAGCCGCCATTTTGTGCACCCTTGATGTGCACCGCTTCTTTTCCGGTGAAGTTGGCCCAACGCTGCACAATGACGTCGCAGTAAAGCGGGTCGAGCTCCATCAGGAATGCGTGGCGGCCGGTCTGTTCGCAGCCGATGAGGGTTGATCCCGAACCTCCGAAGAGATCAAGGACGTTCTCTCCGGTTCTCGATGAATACTGGATGGCCAAGACCGCAAGCTCGGCAGGCTTCTCGGTGAGGTGCACCATATGCTGCGGAGGAACCTTCTTGACGTGCCAGAGATCGGTCGCGTTGGTAGGTCCCAAGAACTGGTGTCCAGCCCCTTCCTTCCATCCGTAGAACGCGAGTTCGAAACTGCCGAGAAAGTCCTTCCGAGTCAGGACGGGGTGCTGCTTGTCCCAGACGATCGCCTGCGAGAAGTAGAGTCCTGCGTCCTTCAGCGGTTTCGGATAGTTTCCGAGATTGGCGTAGCCACCCCAGATATAGAACGAGCCGCCAGGCTTCAGAACACGCGAGGCGTTTCCGAACCATGCGGCCAGCATCTTGTCGAACTCGTCTGGCGGGACGAAGTCGTTCTTGAGCGGTCGATCCTTCGGCCGGAGTTTCGTATGCGTGGCCTTCCGTTTTCCGTGGATCGCTTCATCCATCTGCTGATGGTGGTTCTGGTTTGATCCAAAACCATCAGAGAGGCCTGCAGCACACGCATTATTCGATCTCGGCTCGACCTTCACGTTGTATGGCGGGTCCATGTTGACCAGGTCGATCACGACGCTGGCGAGGAGTTTATCGAGGTCGGCAGGGGAGGAGGAATCGCCACACATGAGGCGATGGTCACCCAAGATCCAAATGTCGCCCGGTTTCGTGATTGCTTCATCCGGAGGTTCCGGGACGTCTTCGGGATCTGTGAGACCATCGGTGACGGTTTCATCGAAAGTGAAATTGAGTTCATCGGTTGAGAAACCGTATCCCGAAAGCTCTTCTTCGTTGAAATGCTGTTTCAGGAGGTCCCAATCCCACTCGCCAGTTGCTTTGTTGAGCCGGATGTTGAGCTCACGCTCCCGCTCGGGAGTGAGAACGACTTCCACGCAGGGTATTTCGGTATAACCGAGCGACTTGGCGACTTTCACGCGCTGGTGGCCACCCACGATGATGTCCTTCCGATCCGGATGCACGTTGACGATGATCGGATCGACCAGGCCGAATCTCTGGATGCTCGACTTGATCTGTTCGAACTGATCATCCGAGAGTTTCCGAGGGTTGTATTCAGCGCAGATCAGGTCATCGATGTTTCGAAGAACGATTTTCAGTTCGGTCTGGGCGTTCAAGTGGCCTCCATAAAGTTCACCCAGGGTGGAGGCAAGGCCACCCCGGGTGATTCAACAAGGAAGAAAGGCGTTACATGGTCGATCATCTCC